TTACCATCACCTTTTAAAAAGGGATTTACGGCGTGAAATGCCTCTGTTATGATTTTCGCTAAATTATTAACATCTTCAAAAGTTTCGCTTGCTTTTATAACAACAAACGCCGTCATCGGCATTAATTCAGGAGTCATACCGCAACCATTCGCTGCTGCTTGACATCCCTGCCAGTCAGGTCTAACCATAATATAAGGTAAATTATCTCTATAATTCATATAATTATAAGTTGTAATTCTAGAAACAGCATCATAATGTCTTGGGTCCGCTCCTATTGGAAAAACAACTGGTGTATTTGATTCTCCAGGGATTCTCATATCATCACTTGTATAATTGCGGTGCACATCCCAACCAATCGCGCCACCTAATTTTCTGTGATTTTCAGTTTGCGTAATACAATTTGCTGTCACTGTTTTTCTCACATTTTGCGACCAATTTAGACATCCTACACCTAAATTACCTTTTGCCTGATAGTCTGTCAACCAACCATTTGGTTGATTTATAAGTGAGTTCACTTTTAATGGCGCACTGGATGACCCGCCCATTTCTGTCTGACCGCACAAAAACGGATTTGGTTCTATCAAAGGTAAATCAATCCAATTACCACCGCCATCAACGTTTCCCCTATAAGAGTCTTCCAATTCTATTATTAAACGACCTTTCAAAATATTGGTACCGTTTGTTGCAGTTGTCGTCGGTATTAAACTTAATGATTGAAATTTATTTGCTGACCCACTCCATATCGCCTTACATTTCCCAATACAAAATTGTTTTGTATTGTCGTATGGACCCTTTTTTTGGATGTGTATCCACATACCTGCTGTTATTTCAAAACTATTACCCCACATCTCCCAACCATTCACCCACTGAGGCATTATAAAACCTGGTGGGGCTCCAATGTCATTATAATGTGATATTGGATGAGTGGGCGGATAAAAATTACTTATACAATTTCCCGTCATTGCTGCACCTAAGTCGTCAATATCAGGTAGCAAAACACCCGTAGGAGTAATAGGAGGCGGTTCTACTGGCCACGGACCGCCTGGTAAATAACACGTCGCTACATCTCTTGCTATAACAATATATTTTACACCACCGTTATACGGTGTACCTGTGTCATCATTCACAATTCCATTGGGGGGAACATTTGTGGTTATTATTGGGGAATGGACGTCATTCATACCACTTATATATCCTTTTACTTGATAACCATCTGCCGCATTTGGAACAAACCCTATTTTATTTCCTGGCAGAGTCTGTTCGTTCGGTTGCGCGAGTGACTGATTCACACCTGAAACCTGGTTTCTCGCCGTAACGGGTGATGTCGGCGTATTTACAGTATCATATAGATGTGTGTTTTTTATTGGTAAAAGTGTATTATACTGAGCGTTATTATTTATATAAAAACCAAACTCTAAAATTGCTACATTATCTGTATAATTGGTACCTGGAACAGTATCTCCCGTAAATTCAATTGTTTCACCTTGTCCTCCTGCTCCCTCACTTTCAATCATAATAGAACTCACTCCCACTCTATCAAACCGTTTCATATTGAAATTTGCCTCATTTGTCCATTTACCGTTTTGTGTTGCTGGTGCGTTTTTATCAATTGCACTTGTTCCTCTATTACATTCAATTAAATAAGTTTGAACTGCTGGTTTTGACGTTGGTTGCTGAGGCGCCGCCGTACTCATTTTATATAAACTAACATTTTAAATTTAAAATCATTTTTTAGTGAAAAATATTAAATTTCTCTAAAAAATATAAAGTCTCTAAAAGATGCTGACAGGTTTGAAGGGTTTGAGGCAGTTTCCGCTAGAAATGAAATTCTTATATGGTAGATATAGATTACCTGACAGGTTTGACGGGTTTGAGGGCGTTTCCGCTAGAAATGAAATTCTTATATGGGGGAGGAGGATTTCAAAAATATGAAGTACCCCTCTAAACCCGTCAAACCTGTCAGTATATATCTACAAAATCCCACTATTAATTAGTGAGTGAGAAACTGTCGTCATATATATCTACTCAATCCCATTCACTAATTAATAGTGGGAAAGTGGGAAAGTGGGAAAGTGGGAAAATAGTGGGAAATCAAGCACCACTCACCATCACCATTCCGTTTTTCATACTCAGCAATCGCTCGCATTCCGCCCAGCAATGAACCTCTTTCGCAGCACCGTGCGTGGCATTTCTTAAATCAGTGAGATTTACAATTACTGGATTACGTCCCACTCTCAAACCCTGTCCTGCACTATTGGCGTGTGATTTCATCAACGGCACACCATAATAGTGTGATGAACCGCACAATGCTGTCATCGCCACACCTTCGCAGGTATCGGTTGTCATTCGCTGGGAGGTATTCACAACAGCACCCGCACCATCTACTTGTCCTATATAACTCGCCATAGCGGGATTGATTTTATGTGGCGTGGGCATACATTGATTCAATTGATTTTGAATTTTACCATCAGTATCTAGTGGTGAGACATAAACGGGGAGAGCATTCACAGTCACCTGTAAAGTGTTATTTTGGGAGGAACCCTCTGAGGCGTAATTTCCCAAAAGAGCATTTCCGCTCGTTGTTGGTGCACCATAAGTCGGTTTTTCGGGTGTCGCCATAAAAATGCGTCTCACTACCTGATTATCCAGTCCCATCATAATATTCACTTCTTGTCTTCCTGCTGCTTGCGCTATTTGTTCCTGACGCACGTACGCATAATCCGTGAACGGCAAAACAGTTCCCGCATTTAGTTTTTTCTGGAGGCGCTCCATTGTCGTCTCGCTATTAATCGGGTCATCATAAAATACGAGGTCAACGTGCAATTTAAACTCCTCATATGTAGTGCCCGCAACCCACAATGCCGCACCACTTACTGCTCTATCGCCTCTCACTAACTCTTCCTGTAATTCTAACTCAATACTCATTTGTTCTTGTAAAAGTCCGAGTGGGAGTTGATTTTGGTATAATAGCGGAAAAAGTTCACTCAAAAATACGGTCATCTCGGGCGTGGTTTCTAAATCATTGGTAATTTTATAATCAGTCGTCACGTCTACATTGCCAGCCGCCTGTTGGTACGCCCAGTCTTGTGTCACATCCATTCCCCACGTGCCCGTCGTATTCGCTGGTGCGACAGCAGTTGGTGCTACACATATACCAGTAGTAGCACATACTCGTTTTGCTTGTTTGTGGTTTCGGTTATGTGGGTCCCGATACCAGTTTTTCAACGTCCAAAGGTGATTTAGACCCCGACTTTGTGCAACCTGCTTACCACCTGAAAAAAGCGTGGCCGTAGAAAATGCTGACATGGCACCACTATGTAAAGGCAGTTTTGAGTCTGCATTTGCTCCTTTGACCTTAAATGAAATAAAGGCGTCACTATCTAAAATTCCTTCTTTCGGTAATAAAAACCGTACGTGCCTTTGGTCTGCACCTGCTACTGGGTCTATGATTCGTGTTTCCACGAACTGTGACTGGCCCTGTGCATCGTCCGTTAAATCTACTCTTAAAGCATTGGGTATCTTCATCTTTTATTTAATAAAAGAAAAATAAAAAATTTTAATCTAATTTTTAAAACTACGGATTGCCTTCAGCAATCCTTGTTGGAAATCCTACGGATTTCTAAACTTATTAATTTGAAACTGCTATCCCGCCTCCGCCATAACTGATATTATTTTTATGAAGAAAAAATGTGTACGCGCTGTTTGCAGAAACGCCATTCAATTTTGACTGAATCCTGTGTGAGAAAGTGGCATTTTTAAAATTTGTTCCCTGACCTATACCTAAACCGTCCATCCGCGCTCCTAAACCATAAACGTGCCCTGCTTTGACACCTGGTATCAAAATAGTTCCACCTTGCGTGTTTTTCTCTGTATTTTCAGGAGCAGGGATATTCGGCACCCCCAATCCGCCCTCTGATAAATTACCTGCTAAAGTTGAGACTCTATCCTTAATAGGAGATAAAGCAGATAAAAAGTTTCTTTCACGTTGGGCAGTATAATTCGCCGTAAAGGTAGTGCCCGCACTGGTAATGTTTTTTGCCTCATCAATTCCAAACTGATACGGATATTTTAGTCCACCGCGCATCGTAGTATATCTAGAAATCGGCGCATACTGGTCAAAAGTGGTGGGTGCTCCTGCTGAGTTATTCAATAAAGTGTTGGTCTCATTTCCATCCTGCGTGCTGTTCGCAATGTGAGAGGTAGGGACAAAGTTTGTAAATACTGAAATAACGTCTGATAATCCACAATTTATATTTTGCGTGACGTCTGAATTATTGACGACTGCGTAGTACGAACTGAAAGAGGTGTAAGGCATATTTTTAATCGTGGGTAATCCTCCAGCAACAAGACCCAATTGGCAGGTAAGGGATGGATTGGAGATTTCGTAATAACTGCCCTGTGCGGCAGCATCGCCAAAGTTTGCCTCAATACTTGGTGCTAAATTAAATTTAATTTGTAATCCTGATGTTCCTTTCCCACTTCCGCCGAGTGGGATTGCGGCACCCATAAGAAACATTCCTGCTAATACTCGCGCGCAAACCTCTTTTGGTTGATTATCTAGTCTCGCCTGCGCTAAAGCACTTGATGTTGCTCCTAATTCTAATCCTAAATGATTCGCATAATCGTGAAAATTGGATGTAGACGCTACAATGCTACTTAAAAGGCGCGGAAAATTTGTCACTCTTTCTAATGTCTGATTTAGTGAGTTTGAAATCACGATTGATTGAAAGCAACTCATCGCTCCCACCTTTGAGTTCTGCAATACTGTTGCTACACCTGCTCCCGTCGCATTACCGTTATTTGGTAAAGTACCAGCGGACTGTCTTAAACTCACTGTAAAATTGAGACGCAATGTGTGTGATAAAAGGTACGCATTATCATTCACGCCAAAAGTATAGGTAAGGGTTGGATTACCATTACGGTACGACCAGGTATTACCTGTAGTGGGACGATTATCTGGAAAAAGTTCAACTTGCTTGACACTGTTAATATTCGCCATTTAATTTAATAAAAGAAAATTAAAAATATTAATTCTAATTTTTAAACTAGAAATCCGTCGGATTTCCAACAAGGGTTGCTGAAGGCAACCCGTAGTTTTAATATTTTTTTAGTACGCCACAACTACATTATCTGTTTTCATTGTCACCTTGCGGAAGTGTGGAACAAAAGTCAACATAAGTGAGTCAAACTGAGGTAAAACGGTAGCGGAGGGTGAACCAGTAAATCTCACCTGTTTGACTCCCCAATCCTGTGTGAGTCTAACCTCATTATCACGGCAGGAAAACGAGTGTGATGCTTTTGAAAGACCCCTCCCAAAGACAAAGCGGCCGCTGGGATGAGTCTCACGTAAAACTCTAATAGATGCTGCTCCTAATGTTTTGGTTCGCTCAGCATCGCACAGTGCGTTCCAACTATTGGAGGCAGGGTCATATTCCTTATTCGTCAAAACTTTACGATTTGGGACGTTCACGTGTTTTATACTATATTGATATTGTCTCATGTTTAGTTCTAGAGGGTCAAAATAAGAACTTGCTAAGTTTTCTAGTGGCACTTGCTGGTGTTGTAAAACACATTTCGCTCGTCGTTCATTACAGGGCAACAATAACTGACTGACCACCTGATTTTTAAAATTATTTTGGCGGTACAAGTTCACCGATTTGATGTCCAGTGATAAACCACTGCTTGATTGGACCTGCGCCATCATCGCGCTAACATATTTTTGGTCAGGTTCTACACTCTCGCATATCATTTGTACGTTTTCTAATTTATATGACATTCTCTGTTCGCCTGCCGCAGCACCATCAACAACCTGCCCAAAAACGGGTTGATTATTTGCTGCAGTTGCCGCAGAGAGGACGAGTCCCACAGCAAAATTGAGTGTTAAATTAAAAGCGACACTATTATCGGTGATAGAGGTGAGTATCCCACAATCCACAATTAATCCTGCATCATCAACATAATAAATGTGTTGCCCGATAAGGTTCGCAAAATTCGCACCACCTGCCGTTACATTTACATTTGGTTTTAATAGGAGGGGGATGGTTGCTGTTCCGACCGCTACCCCGCCAACTACTTTTACTTGTATAGAGGTATTGGGTCCTGCTGGTGTGATGGGTACATCCGCAAACAACTCCCACATTACAGGTAAATTTTGTGATACTTTTCCCTCAATTCTATTGGCAGTAAAATTGGTCACATCTTTTGCGGGCAACCAGCAAAGATTTTGGTTTGAGTTCGCATCAGTGGAGTTTGCCGCTGGACCAGCACCATCTCTAATAATAGATTGTCCGCTTCTATCTCTCTGCACTACCATACCATTGGGTAAATCTGCTTTCAAACTTTTCGCTGCCGAGTTCAATAAAATTTTCAACTGCAAACCTCCCGATGCGAGGCAGGGAAACGCTTTCCCGTAAAAAACGCCACTCATATATAAAGGCAAACATAACTCAACTTTTAGGGCATTCAACTCTCCCACGTTTGACATACTGTAATATGGACTGATAGTGGTATCAGCAATGTTTCCCTCGTTTGTTCCCAATCCCTCTAAAAGATTTCTCATATTTTTTAATCCTTCCGTTTCTTGATAATAATTACGAGTTCCTAAATACTCAGGGATACAATTTAATTGCTCAATGAGCGTATTTCCGTCTCCCGACCATACTGAGATAGTATTAAATAGTGAGTGACCTCCCGCACCTTTATAATCTAACCCACATTTACATTGCCCGCTCGTTCCTGCATTATCTTGTGCTATAATTGTAAATTCACAGCGTAAATATGAGTTTTTACCCGATAAAACACCAACTTCATTCGCTGGGATGTGGATTGTTATTTCATCCTCAGGAGCGTAATCCTGCTGTCTATCACTAAAGATTTGTTTTTGGATTGTCTGTGCCATCTTTTATTTAATAAAAGAAAATTAAAAATATTAATTCTAATTTTTAAACTAGAAATCCGTCGGATTTCCAACAAGGATTGCCGAAGGCAATCCGTAGTTTTAAAGATTGGATTGAACGGGGGCAATATAATGTCCCTCATAATTATCAGGAGGTGGAGGTGGCGGTGCTTCTGCATTCGCTCCGCTTTCCTCTGTTTCACCCGTTGATGTATCCTTTGACCCTTCTACAGCACTATAAACCGCGCCGGCCGCTGCTGCTGCTGCCGCCAGCCATCCAAACGGATTCCACCAGTTTGATGCGGCAATATCTGCCGCACCTTCAGTCACTCCTGCTACTGCCGCATCAGTCGCTCCTTCTTCTAATGCTGCCGCCCCGCCTTCTTCTAATGCTGCCGCCTCAGGTGCTGCCGCCCCACCCGCTGCTGCCGTCCCTCCCGCTGGGGACACGATTGTCGTCGCATCACTACTAAGTGCTTCTCCGAGTCCAGCATCCGCCTCAGGTGCTGCCGCCATTGTTCCTTTGCCAGCTGTCGCGCGCGCAATTGCCTCGTCGGTATTTAATCCGTAATAGGCATTTTGTCCCAATGATGCTCCTTCAGGAGCGCCCTGTGCCGCACTCCATACAGTGGGAGCATCTGTTCCCCCCCATACAGTGGGTGCATCTTCCCCCCATACAGTCACATTTCCATCATCACCTACGACGCCCGTCACCGCACTTGCTCCGTCATCCCCCGCGCCTATTCCTGTCATTTCAGACACACCGCTTTCTGCTGTTCCTACATTTACCTGCTCCGCCCCTGTTAATCTTCCAAACGCTGACCTAGCACCTTGTGCTGCCGCATCTCCTACATTTGATACTATTTGACTTCCACGCGCCAATGCTGCTTCACCTAATGTGTTGCCCGCATCGTACACAAAAGATTTTGCTCCTGCTATTGCTTCATCGGCACCTTCATATCCAAACTTACGTGCTGCATAATCTCCAGCTAGTGAACTTGCTTTGCTCACTAACTCACCCGCAGGCAATGTTCCCATTCCCAGTTCAACTCCTCGTTGTTCCTCACCACCGCCAGTTGCTAATTCTTTTGCGGCAACTGCTAAATCTTTTGCTCTTTTCGCATAAAATTTTGTCTTTCTTTGAAATTCTCTATCATTCCATGCATTATGTATAGCAGTTAAACCATTTGAAAACTCTTCTAACTCTGAACCATAAACAGGCATTTAATATATATTATTAAAATAATTTTATTGTGAAATTTTTAAACGCTTCAGGAGGGGTAGAGTCCATTTTTAAATATAACCATTGATATGGTTCTTTTTGTACTTCTTTTATCATTTCATTAAATTTAGCGTGACCGCCAAACGTGTCACCATAGTCATCAATTATTTGTTCCCATTCTTTGGTTGATTTTATCATTCCTGAAAAGAACAAACCAGTTGCACAATTTCTCACTACCTTATTTAAATCATAATACCGTTGTGTGCTATAAATCAACATCACAGGGTCTGGTTTTCTTACTTGGTGCCTAAATCGGGAACTGAAATTTATCGCAGCCATTCCTTTTCGCCCATTTTTAGGGAACTGTCCCAATAAATCATCTAAAATTAAACAAAAACTCGTATCTGCATCTTCATTCGCTATCTTTGCCTTTTGATGTTTGATAATATCATTAATAATTTTGTCTGAGTATATCTCGTGACAATTATGTCTAAACTTCTGGTATGAAAACCGACTTGATGAGTCCGACGAGATGCTGTTGGATATGATATGTGTGTCCTTAAATAAATCTAAAAACATATTTTCATTTAATAATAAATTATTCCATAATACACCTTTTCCTGCTCTTATTGGCGCTACTAAACAAAGCAATTGTCCCTTATATATGTCAGGTAAATTTGGGTGCAACACCTTTTTTACTTCACTTTCTTGTTCTTCAGGTTGGATTGGTATTATTCTTAATTTGCTATTCTCACCCTCCTCACTTTTTACTTGTTCTTCATCTTGTTCTTGACCTTGTTCTTCATCTTGTTTGTTTTTACGGGTTTTCACCATTATATATATATAAACAAAATAAAAATATAATGATATATGAAACTAATAATGGATTGGGTTTTTATTTTCTACTGGTTGGAGTGGATATGGAATGATGAACAACAGGGAGATGATGGAACTATTTTAGACGATATGGGGTGGGGTCAGTATGTTATAATTGACGATTTATAATATATGTTAAAATATATGGATACAATTACTACAATTAATGGAGAAAATTATATAGTACCCGCTAAAATAAATAAAAAACAACATATACACCGACGCCCTGATAATTGGGTTTCCTTATGGTTTTATAAAAATAGAAAAAAAACTAGAGTTCTTGAACCTTTAGATGTAGTGAGCGACAAAGTGATAACATCTAAATTACAATATCAAAAAGATATATTCTATAAGATGTCACAGATGAGTGAGGAAGATGAGTTTTTTGACTATTATTTTAAATTGAAACACAAAATCCAAAAAAAAAACATTGTGAAAAAAAACAATAGATATAAGAAAGGCAACCCACGCACTAAATACAATAAAAATTCTTATCAATGGAGAGAGTATAAAAGAAAACCCTTTATACGGGATGCCAGTGGTAGAGTTATTTTGGAGTTTCGCTAAAATCATTTCTTCATTCCTTGAAATGCACGCGCTAACCCTACCCTTTTTTTCATAAGACCTGTCATCTTTCTTTTCTTACCATTCAAAGTAAAACTTTTTCCTATTTCTATTTTCGCCAATCTATTAATGACTGTTTTTCCTATCTTTTTATCTAATGGGTATCCTAGTTGTTTGTGTAATGCTCCCTTCTTGACCTTAATTCCTCCAAAAATCTTGAGTTTTTCTACTTTCATTTTCGGCATTATGAAATGTACTCATATAATAATACATATTACACATAAGTTAAAACTACCAATTCCCACCTTTATAACGGAACATATCTGCGTATGGATTTAATGGTGGTACTGGACGTTGTAATGTTGGTATTCTCCGATTGGGGTGTGGTTTTGCTTGGCGCGACTCAACTAATCGTTGCTCTATAGATTTCTCTTTTGCCTTTTTCTTTTTACTTTTATGATTTTCGTACGCTTCCATCATTGTAAAAAATTGGTTAAAACTAGGTCCAGCAGGTGGTGCAGGTGGTTGTGGTTTCGCTGGGTAAGGGTGAGTCACTTGTCTCACTACTTTCGGGGCATTTCGGGGATATACCTTTTCATTTGATATTGACTCAACTTTCAATTCAACCTTTTTTTCTTCCTTCATTGGTGGTGGAACAAAACTAACGGTTTTTGTTTTTTTTTCTGTTTCTTCTTGCGTTTTTTCCTTTTCTTCTCTTATCTTATCTCTCTTTTCTTTCGCTTTCACTCTCATACGTGCTAAATGTGCTAGTTGTTTCTCCGTTAATGGTTTCTTTACCCTCTTTTTTTTATCGGGTCCGCGCTTTCCCACTCCACGTTTTTTTGGTTTTTGCTCTTCTTCTAGTTTGTGGGAGAACGCCCGACGATTCATTTTCTGACCCATACTAAATATCTCTTTTTGTTCTAATTCATATTCTTCTTCGTCACTCGGCAGGGAGTCATTTTGTGGTTCCAGTATATCCTCAATTTTCTTAATTTCGGGCAATGGGTTTTCATCAGGGTTAAACATCTTTTATATATCTTTTATAGATTTTTTATAAATATTTTATTTACAATAAACTATTTATCTAAGATTTCTCTAATTAATAAACGGACATTCCGCTATTCCCAACCGACTTTTCTGCGAGAGCAATTGGTTTGTGAGGACATCTAAACTGCAACCAGCAACTGAAATTTGGACCTAAAATATCTATTTCTTTATTTAGTTCATCTACCAATACAATATTCAATCTATCTAATCTCAGTTCCCCACTATTATTTAATTTTATCCACATTGGGGTGCACAATCCGCTAAATACATTACCCGTGGCCACTGACCTTAATCTCACAACTCCTAAAACTGGTGCCTCTTGACCTCCTCCTCCACCGCTTCCTATATATCCTCTTATTGGGAGTGAGGGGCAGGTGATAATAACTGGATATAATCTATCCGCCACTACATCAGCCAGGTCGTCTGCTGTTGTAAATCTAAATCCATTGCCTGCACCTGGAATTGGAAATGTCTCATAATCAAAAATGAAACCGAGTTGCTGGGATAACTTATTACAATATTGATTTGACATATTTCTAAAATCCTTTTCTAAAATTCCGCCTGGAGCAAACTGTAATTGCGGCATTGGTAAATATCCTAGTGTCATTGGTTCTCGTGGGGTCAAAGTGACGGGCGCCACAGCAGCGACATTTCCACGCTTGTTTGAGGTGCTGACGGTCACAAAAACACTTTCCTCATTAAAATATTTTTGATTGTAGTGGACCACGTGATGGAGTGTGTCATTTTGGAGTAAGGCGTATTTATCCCCTGCTTCATAAGACCCAACTGATTTAGATGTTAAAAATACATATGTTCCAGGCGCGGTGACATTATCATCAAAGAAAAAATCCATAACATAATGGTCAATTCGGTAGCGTGGACTCATACACATTGTGGGAGCACAACCCGCTGCTAGGTGTGCTGGTGTTATTACTTGCCCTGCTCCACTAAACCACTCTATCGTTTGATTTCCTGCTTGTTTCACTGACCCCTCACTTATACTCGCTGAGGTTATCACTCCTATTCGTCCATCTAATCCTACTGTCATTCCCATCGCACACCATCCATAAGGTGAGTGTGGGTACGCTAAATCTGTCTCACCTGAAGCAACTGCTCCTGGTATTGCCTCAATTTGTGGTCTTGCGCCAAACAACCAAGGAACTATTTCTTTATAACCCGTTGGTCTATATAAGGTAGCACTTGCTTGAGTAGCAATTCCGTGAGTGACCTGTAAATCAGTATATTGCGTGAGTCCCGCTGCAATGGACATCTTCATTGTATAACCTGTGGCACCTGCTGGGACCGTTGATGGTTGCCCGTTATCGCCCTTAAATGACTCCATTGTATTAATATAAACACCTGGCAACCCTGATACAAAGGTTGTAGGTGGCGCGACAGCGCCATAGGGGTTAATTATCGTCCCTGCTATCGTGTTGACAATCTCCCCATTCCCGACGCCTCCATATTTCTCCCATTTTCCTCCGTCCTCATCATTATTCATCTGTTGTCCCATATCAAACCTGTAAGTATCCGCTACAGCATTATATGTTACCATCCATCCCCCTGCACCACCTGCTGTTCCAAAAACATATTGGTGTAAATTCTCTTGTTGATTTAATTCTTGTTGTAATTCAGTAGCAAGTGTGACATTATTGTATGCTCCTGCAGGCATTTTTACTACAAAAGGCGGCATTTGTTGCTCGTTTGGATTTGTGGCGAGTGCTACTTGTGAGTGAAATACCACCATACTATCATTTTCACCCGCCACAACTTCAAAAAAACTTCTTACTGTGTCTTGTGCATCATCTAGTGTCCCACTGTATCCCATGACAGCAACTTCTGAGTTTGGTGGGAGGTGTATTCCTTGTGGAAACTGATTAAAAAAATTTTCGGGTCTTTGTCCTACTGAACTTAAATGAACGACAGACATTTATATATATTCTAGAAAATATTTTTTTCTTTTTATATTTTAAATATAATGGATAAATATATACCTGGAAAGAAAAAGAAAGCAAAGGAGGCGCATTTTACTAAACTTGTGACATCTTGTGAAAAGAAAGCAAAGAAACCACCACCTTTAAAACAATCTACTATCTTTATGGTACCGAGTAAAAGAGAGAAAAAGAAGAAAAAGAAAAAATATAAAAGTATTTTTGCTGATGAGGATGATAAATAAAACTACGGATTGCCTTCGGCAATCCTTGTTGGAAATCCTAAAGATTTCTAATATCCTTTTTTATAGACCCCTACTATTCTTTTATTTGATTTAAAATTAATTTAGATAACATAATAGATTGCACGCTGACAGGTTTGACGGGTTTGAGGCAGTTTGCGCTGGAAAAGTTTTTTGAAAAGTGAAAATCAGAGATTTGAAAATCCTAAAAAAAGAAAGTACCCCCAAAACCCTTCAAACCTGTCAGTTGTAGATATATCTATATCTACAAAATATCACTATTTCCCACTTTTGGATACCTCACTTGACGGGTTTGACGGGTTTTCAGGGGGATATTTTTTTTTGAAATTACATTTATGCTTATTTTCTCACTTATGTGCTTGAAACTCACTCCAATTATCGCCCATTATCGGTTTGATTTATGAAAGATTGCACCACTTAAAAAATATTTATTATAGACATTTCATTTTCCTATAATAAACTAATACTAATATAAATGTTCCTTGTATTCATCTAATCGTTTTCTAACTTCTATTGGATAAATTGTATAAACTTGACCGCACGCTTTGTGTTCTTTTGACATTGTTTCAGGGCCCCACGTAAGACATTTTGCTTTAATTTCCAATCCAAACTTACAATCGGTGTTATATTCTTTTGCTTTTGGATAAAATTCATCTACCCATTTACAATAATCTTTATATAAATGTATTGCTTGCACTACCTTTGGGTGGTTAAATCCCAATTCTTCATTATTCGCATCACCGCAATCAATCATATATTCTCCCCATGCACCTGCTGGTGGTACACGGCAATAGTGCCATAAAAACCGCCATACTTTAGAAATCATAACACTTTGAACATCAAAATAATCTGTGGTGAGGCATCTATCCCTTCTCACATCAAATCTTGATAAATCCAAATTTTTTAGATATAAATAAAATGAGTACACTTTATCTTTATTTCTAAATGCTGATGCTAATCTATTGAAATATTCTAAATCTCCAATCTTGCAGGGGTCTACCATCAATATGACAAACCGCCTATCATTTAATTCAATCAAAACGGGTGATGCGTTATTGGTTAAAAACCATGTTCTCATACAATTATGGATTTTTATAATATCTTTATGTTTTGCTTCAAAATTTACTCTTGGTTGTGTAATTAAATTTTTAATTTTCCCATTATTTACAAAAGTGTCCTTTCCTTCTGTTTCATCCAAAATACAAAATAATTTATGTTTAATATCACTAAATCTCCCAATAACATCATCAATCCGTGATGTAGATAATAAATACATATCGCCTAAAATCATCTCTGCAAACATTTCTAAAAACATAGATTTCCCCGCGCCTTGTAATGATTTAAACACAATAGCAACTTCAGGTATTGTTCCTGGATTTTGCACACAATCCGCTAAATAGTGTAATAAATAATCGTACGCTGGCCATCCTTTCTTCACCTCACTTTTCCCACCCAATATTTTTATATGGTCTAAAAATATTTGTATATCGGCATCTTCTCTACTGCCCCGATAATGTTCTGCCGCCAATCCATTAAATAAGTTGAACGTATCATCTTTTATAGGTAATGGTATAGGGCAAAAATCCACCTTTTCTTTGCTTTTACAATACATATCTTCTAACCACGCTTTAATAAATGTTCCCCAAACTATTTTTCCGCTTCTACTAACATAACGCAATTGTAAATTTTCATACATATCTTTTAATTCTTTCTTTGTTAAAATTTCAACTGTGGTTGCCCTTCTTCTTCCCACTCCATACGGCAACATCACTTTAAAATGAAATCTCTCAAAATATTTCCTTTTATCGTGAAAATCCGCTATTAATTTTTTTCTTTCTAATTCATCTAATTGTTCTTGTAATACTTTGAGTAAATCTAGGTCCCCTGCTGCTGCTTCTTTTTCTGCTTTTTTTGCTAGATATTTTTCCATCGCATCAATGTTAATAATTTCATTAAAAATCCATCTGCTAAATGTTTCAAACACAACATATTTTGAATCAATCTCCATTTTTGCTTTTACATCTGCTGTTTCCGCAGTATCATATAATGTGCGCCATTTTGCCTGTCTTTGGCGCCTATCACTACTATCAATAGAGTCCCACGTTGTTTTATTTTGAAGTGAGTTATAACCAGGTTTTGTTTTTACTAAATTATCATATTTTGTATATGAAATTCCAATATTTTTCGCCGAACAGGTTAATTTAAACCATAACCCGTGTTCGGCCCATTGTTCATCTGTTATTAATGATGCGTATTCCAACCATTTTTTCGTATCAATTATATTTGCAGTACCTTCTTCTGCATTTTCAATCGTATTTCTACTTAAATCAACTATTATATTTCTATTTCTTACTACTCTCAGTGGTGGTGGCACAGGGCACCATTGATGTAAGGGCATTTCCAAAAGTTTTTCTTTGTTATGTATTTCTGCATTTACGTGTGCCCACGCCCATTTACCTTGTAAAACTTCTATTTTTTTAGGACCGTGTTTTTTACTAGCATCATCAATAATATATGTTGCGTCTTTATCACCAATTGTATTACATTTTATAAATAAATGTTTTCCAAAAGATTTTGTCAAACTTCCATACCAGCAAGTATCCGTTATTGCTTTTTTCACTCTTTCATCATAATCAGGTGCATCAATATCAATCTGTTTTATTGTTGATGTATCAATCGCCATATAATCATAAACGCTATACCATTTATGACGCGCAGTTATATCTTCATCGGTAAGAGTACTAAAATCACTTTCACGTGGTATATTGGTTAAATTGCCAGCAGCAGTTCTTCTTTTTTTATATTCAGGTAGCATTCCCTGTGCTAATCGCATATTACATATCTTTTTATAGGGTTTCCCTTCACTATTTATACCTAATATGATTTTGATAGGAAAATGTTTTATATTATTTTTATTACAAAATTCTATTAAATCACTACCGAAATTCTCTATATCTGCTAAATCTGACATTCTTGATATATATTTATCCATTATATTAAAATCAATTTTTTTGATATATATATATACTCAAGATACCAATAATGCGAGACATTGTGATATAGTTATTCTGAGTATTAATACTTAAAAAATATTAATACTCACTCAATACTCACTCAGGGGACACCTGCGGCAACAATCCCCATTGCTTGCTCTCTATGTGCCCGCAATTTTGCTCTATAACGGCGTTGTGCGCGTGCCTTTGCTTTTTTACCTTTTTCTGTTTTATGATATTTTCTTATATATTTTTTTTGCTTCTTTGCGCGAGCAACACACAGGAGCAATTCTTCATATTGTGCTTGTGTTAAAACAATCTTTTTTTCTATACAATTTTGATTTGATAGCGTTGAAATAAGAGAGTTCATATTTAGTAATATAATTTACAGCATTAAATTTAAATCAATTTTAATGTAAGTTATATAGTCTCGCACTTTACTCATTCTTTTTGCTCCTTCTTTGCCGCCATTCGCGCCTGTTTTGCCGCTGATTTTACTTTTAAACTTTCCACTGCTTGTTTTAAACATTCCATTTTTCTTGTTCTTTTATCCGCCTGCTTCGCTTGCGCCTGCTTCGCTTGCGCCTTCTTCACTTGTTTCTTTGGTTTTGGTTCTTTTAGTGCCTTTTTTGGTGCTTTTAGTGCCTTTTTTGGTGCTTTTTTAGAGGATTGATATGATGATTTCCCTAATTTAGTTGCTTCTTTATAAGTACATTTGTTTTTTTTCGCATATTTTCGGCAGTGTTCTACCCAACTATTCGCCATTATATGAGATAGTGAGATATTTATATATTCCTAAAAATGTAAATCTTTATTCATCAACTTTCACATAATTCAGTTGTTGGGTGCTAATGCTGTGCCCCATTGCGACTGCATCTGCCTCTTTTTCTTGATATGTTCTATCATTGCCGTATTTTTCACTAAGATAAATATGACGTATTAAATTTGACCCTATATTTTTTCCTGTTTCGCTGAAAATATTATATAAAAATTTTGTTAAAAGATTCGTGCACATTGGTCCACCGTGTGAGTTATATAAAAAAGTGGGTGTTTTGTCATTTCTTGCGTTTGCTTTGATAATATCTTGCCTGGTGCATAAATTAATAACTTGATTTAATTCTTTACACACATCTACTTTTTGTATTCCATAACTTCTAAATGTTTTATATTTTCCAAAATGGAAAAACTTTTTATTTCTACTAATTATTACTAACCAGTTTTCTAATTTTTCATTATCTTCTAATTTTAAATAATTTCTATGTGATATAATTTTCATATTTCCGTATTCGTTGCGTCTTGGTGGATGTAATAGATATAAACTAGCAACTAGATATTTTTGTAATAACAATTTATCTTTTCGTCTATGAGGTAATCTCAGTCCGCCAACGTGAGTATCATATTCCACGCCCAATTGGCGTTGAGTAATTGGTACTCCATTAATATAAATTTTATTTAAATTCCTTGTATTCCATCCTTTTTTCTTTATTTTTTTACCCAACTCCACCCTTATTGCTTCTAATTGGCTTATTCCAACCCAATTTTCTTTTTCTTTTTGACTTTTTGTTTGTTCCTTTCTTTTTTCATTATATTCAATATTTTTTGTTATTAAAAAATCCTTATATATTTTTATAAGTTCCTCATAACCTTTGGTCACCTTATCTCTTCCCATTGGTGATAATCCGACAATAAGTGTTGCTATATAATTTCTTATAGTGGATAAGGTTAAATCTTTTATAAAATCCATAATTCCTTTATAATCTTTAGAAAATTCCATATTTTCATATTGTTTGCCAGTGATAGCGTACGCTAATTTTTCTAAATTACCCGAGTACACTCTCACTGTATTCGGCGCCAATTTCCTGCCTTCTATCATTTGTGCTTTTAAACTTTCCATTCTAGATAACATTTAGATTTTATTTTTAATATCTATTCTTTATAGCATTTATAATCCAGCAGATGATTGATAAGACCTTTCTAGTAAAATTTGTATCCTTCTATTGCGTTGTTTTTTATCAATAGTTATATTCATTCGCTTACACCTTTCGTCTATCCTTCGCCCTATTAATATACGGCGCAATTTATTATTTTGCTTTCTCTTACGTACGGAGGTACGATTTATAATGGTACCGCGCGACATTGAGCGCTTTCCTCTTTTTTTTTGTTGTGC